TACCCTTCTCACCTTTCGCACTGTTCGCAGTTAATTAAACGGATCGTAAATATCCAGGAATTCATTCCTCTCGCCTTTTCTACTCCCCCCGCCGAACCACCAGTAATATTCCTCGCCGATGATTGGAATACTGCGGACGCTACGGTTGATCTCGCCTTTCTTAACGTCGCTCCATACCCCCTCGATCGCTTTGAACGGCGGCCCGAATTCCTCTCCGACAACAGCGCCGATCCTCCTGCGGTCGAGCGACTGCAGCCGCCACCTCGATAGGAAAAGATATTGCAGCATGTTATCGAGCACACTATCTGCCAGATCGAAGTCTTTACCCAGATACCAGTCCTTTATGAAGTCTTTTCCGACTCCGAAAGCCGTTAGTATCGCCAGCATTTTCGCCAGGTCGGCCATTGCCTCTAGTCTCTCCGACGGCGTGCCGGTCATTGTCTTTGTTGCTTTGTCCCTAAGTACGCTCATGCGCTTCAACGTGAACTGTCTCAGCATGTAGAGGATGCGCCAGTTGCCGCCGGCGGCGTAATATTCCGGCGTTTCTGTAATCGCCGACGGCTGCAGGTCGAGTATCTTCGAGAACATTAGGAACTTCACATTATCCGTCATGCGCTCGGCGGTCAGGTCGTTAATAACGTCTCTGGCATCGTCGCCGAAGACCCTCCTCATTTCCGAGACGAACTTCGCGTTGTTCGGGCTGTTCTTCGCCAGTCGGACCGATCGGGCGAGTTCGGTATTGAGCAGCGTCTGCTTACCGAATGTATCCACCGCCCTCATTGCGAACATTGCCTTATCCATAATCCCCTGCAGGCCCAAGTCTCGCATGTACTGGTTAATGTCACTTATACCTATATCTTCCAGGTTCAGTCCGTTGTTTTTCAGCAGCGCCTTATGGGCCGCGGGGATTGCGTTCAGATTGTCCCTATAGACACTGAGCCCCAGTTCTTCCAACTGGGTCAGGGCAACGGGAATATTCGCCAGGACGTCGACGTAAGCCAGCTTCACATAGTCCCGAGTCGCTCCGTTCAACCCTCTCGGTTCCATAATGGCTTTGAGCATATCGAATACCTGGGCCTGGTCCTCGAAGTCCAGGTCGAGTTGCAGTGCGAAGTATCCTATCGAGTCTTCCAGTTTCTGGTTCTTGTGCTTCTCGAGCTCTTCGTGGATCTCGCGGAGTTTTTCCGCCGCCCTCGCCAGGGTGCTCTTATGCTTTTCCAGCGTGACCGGCTTGGTGATTCCCGTCCTGGCCTGGGTTTTGTGCAGTCTGGTCCGCAACCGACTCTCCTGGGCTCGGAGCTTTGCAATTTCGGAAGTCTGCTTCCCGAAGAATTCTCGCGTCGTGATCGACTGGATCATGTCCTGGATGTACATTTCCAACGACTCGTCGAGTTCGAAGTAGAAGTTCTCAATGCTCCGATCGAATTCCTCGATCGATCTATCCTTAACGACACCCGGCCGCGACAGACTCACTCCCCCAACTCTAAAGCCGCGGAGTAGAGTATTGACGACTTGCGTCACTTCATTATCGCTGAGTGGCCGCCCGCCCGCCTGCTCCTGACGCTTGCGGATGGCATCTGAGAATGCCGAATGCTTATCCGATGTATCGAGGAACCGCAATAGCCCTTTCAAGTCTTTGACTCGGCGGGGGAAGTGGTCACCCCGGTACAGAATCTCCAATCCGACTTCGTTACCCGCTTCGTGAATGGCGTCCAGAACGTCTCTGAGTGCCTGATATTCTTCCTGAAGGTTGTATTTTTCTACAAGCCTCTCGGTTTCCGCTCGCCAGTTATTGTTCAAAGCATATTTCAAGTCGCGGGCGTCGTCGCCTTTGATCTTTTTTATGCCTTTAATGAACGGCGCCGTCTGCTCGAGCAGTTGGGTCGTTCTGGTATCGACGTCGAAAACATACCTTCTGACCTTGCTCATCAGTAGCGGGTGGATCTTTTCCAGCCGGGCGCTCATCGCCTCTACCCGTCTATCGAATCCGAGAAGGTACTCTTGCGCCTTGCGGCTGAGTGCCTCCCTGAGCGATGTTTTCTCCCGAGTCCTGAATTCCAGCTTCGCCTCTTCACTGAACCGCTTTGCCGCGCCCTTAGTCTCCGGAACCGCCGGCCTGACAAGTTCCTCCTCCGGTAACGGTCTGAGATCCGGTCTAAGGAATGGAGTCGTATCTTTCAGCTTGATCCTGAGCCGAGCCTTGGATACCTTCGGCTTCCTGGCCGCCTTCAGGCGAGCAGCCTTGGCCTTTACCCGGGCCCTCTTCTCAGCCTCCCGCTGAATGTCGCCGGGCTTTCTTTCGAACTGGACCTTGGCAGCTTTGGCGTCTGCAACCGTGGCAGTCCCCTCTGCTATTTCAAAGAATATCTGCTCGTGTGTCCTGAATCCCGCTCCTGTCAAGGCGGATTTGATCTGCCTCAAGAACCTCATCAGCTTCTCGAAGATGAACTTAATCTGGCCCTTTTGCGTGGCTTTGTCCTGGGCGTACTCACCGAATGCCGCCGCTTCAGCCTCTTCGTTTGCGAAATTACGAGCTAGAATGTCGTGGTCCCTCGCCGTCAGTCTCGGTCTGATGACGTGGTAGCCCTCGTGGTAGCCCGTCTGAGAGTCCGCGCCGTTTGCCAGGAGGATTATCTGTCGATCGCTCGTTGTCAGTGCAGCGCCGGTGGGTTTTCCCCTGACTTCGAATGGAACGTCGTCGTCCGGTTTTTCCGGCAGGTGATCGGCCAGGGTCGCTTCGTCGATGATCTCGACCTGCTCGATGTGAACGTCGATGCCGTTGGCTTCCAGTACCGCCTTAGCCGCCCCCTCTGCGTCGCTGACGTCCTCGGCTTCCACCTGCTGCTCGGCCAGCCTGTCGATCTCTTCGTCTGACTCGGCGTCTGTGAGGCTCTGCAAGCGTACTATCTGATCCCCGTCGATCATATCGTCGATAAGCCCGGATCGCTTGATATTGAATCGATCACCGACGTCAAGGATCATATCGTTGATTTCTTCCTTGGTCGAGCCGTTGTGGAGCATTCTGAACTTATTCACCATCATTTCGACGAACGGTTCGCCCTGCTCCGCTGCTGTGTCCATCGCCCGGCTATTCAGACGTCTGCTACCCGGCTCCGGCTTCTTGCCCTCCAACGCCTGTTTCACACGCTCTGCGAACTCTGTGAGGTCCAGATGCCCCTCCGTGCCCTGAGTCCTTTCGAATCCCGCCTGAACGGCTACGTCCCAACTGATGGCTTGACCGCCGTTTTTCACAAGGTCTGAACGGTCGAATGTAAACATCTTCTTCAAAGCCGTCCTGATCCTGCCCTTGGGAACGGATTGAATCACCTGGTCGATTTCACCTTGACCCGACTTTTCCACAAAGTAGAAACCAACGTCGATTTCACGCTCGGTAACGTCCTGGCCTTCCAACGCGGTTTGGTAGATTTCACTTTGAAGGATATTCGTTGCAGTCTGACCCTTAATCCGAGCCCGCCGCGACTTCGAAAGCCCCGTCAACTCTTCCTCAGTCCGCTCCTGGGTAGTAGCCGCCGGCGTACCCTCGGTCAGTCCCAATTCCTCGGCGACCTCCGCCTCGATCATCTTTTGAACAGTGGATTTAGCAGATTCTGCAACGCCGCGGGGTTGGCTTAGGAGTTCTCTGTGTTCTGATGCAAGAAATTCCGGCTGGAACTTGAACAAATTCGGACTCGGCTTGCCTTCCACTGTTATTGTTGAAGCTGAGAAGTTGCGGTCCCATGCCTTCGCGTAGGTTTCTGGGCTGTTCGCCGCTCTCGCAAGCTTAATACGTTCTTTTGACCTGTCAATTTGCGATTGTATACCACGCCGTTTTTCAGCATTGCCCTTTTTGCGACCCTGTACCTTATCAAGTCTCGCCTGCAATTTCGTCAACTCAGCCTGTTGCTGTGCGATTATTCGTCGCATCAGGATTGTGGGCCTCTCTCTGACGAACTCTTCCTCTGTCATTTCCTCTGGCGGCTTTTCTTCCCCCTCCGGTATCACCTGCTGACCGGGAATGTCGGGTTCGGTGACTGGTTGTTCTACCGGCGGTTCCGGGACAAACTGATCGATGCGTTTCTGCTCCAGGAAAGCCTCGGCCCCGGGCAGGTCGGTGTACTTCTCAACCAGGGCGACGGGTGGCTCGGCGCCATCCTCGAGCATGGCCTGCACGATCTCTTTCTCAGACGCCTCGGGGATATTCTGCGTGTAAAGCTCAAACTCATCGCGGGCCTCCAAGGCTTCTTCTTCAACCTTCGCACCCTTCTCACCTTCAAACACTTGTTGTTCAGCGGTTTCCCTCACCGCCTCGGTCGCAATGCGTTCCTCAGTCCGTTCATCTCGCAACGCCTCCGTCATATCGTCCAGTTGCTGGTTAAGTTGTGCCTCTTCGGCGTCCGCGGCAACGTCGGCTCTATCCGCTTCGGCCTCGCCGGCGGCAACGTCGGCTCTGAACTGCTCTTGCAAGGCCGGTCTGACTTCTTCCGCTGTGATCTGGTCGGGCCGCTGGATCCCCGCCTCTTCCAGTCCTTCGTTCAGTCTATCCAACCGGTCCTGGACCACCTCTGCGGTCTGTTTACCCTCCTTGAACGACTTTACCGCCGCTCGCAAGAGATCTGATCGCCTACTGACGAACTTCGTACCGGCGCCCGCTTCGATGGCCGCTTGTGATTTTTCTACGAGATCTATTGACTTTCTCTGGCCGAGGATATCTTCCAGTTCCGTTATCTGGGCGATGATCTCACTTTTTTTTTGACCTGCGGGGGCCTCTCCGAGCGTGTCTCTGAGAAATTTCACCTGTGCTTCGAGTTGTTCCAGCGACATACCAGCCGCTCCGCCGGCTCGGTTAAACGCCTGCACGGCTTCGGCGCCGCCAACGGCCGCCGCCGCGTCTGCCTCTCGCCTGAAGTCCCGCTGAGGTTCGGCCGCACCAAGAGCCCTGGCCGCCCCGAACCTGACAACTCCCGGCACTGCAAAAGCCGCCGCCATTACTGGGAGGTTCTCAATATCCCTTTCGATTGCGGCGTTGAGTCTTTCCAGCGGCCCGGCGTCTTTGCCGGCGCCGAAGTCGTCTATATCGAATACCGCCCTGAGTCCATCGCCCAGGAATTCTTCACCGATCTCACCCAAAACGCCGTTAAAGCCGGTCGCTGTGCCTATTTCCGTACTGAAGTCCGCTGCGGTTTTGACTTTATTCGCCGGCAGTGCAAGCCACTTCTTCTGAATCTTCGGTAGTAACTTGCCCAGAAACGGTGTTTTCTGCAGCGCCTTACCCAGAAATGGTGCTGCCGCCTGCAATCCCTCTCCCGATTGCTCGCTGAGAATCTCGATATAATGATCGCCGAGACCCTTAACCACAGACGTCCACGGTTCCTCTCCCGGTCCCTGGATACTGATCTCGCCTTCCGGACCGTATGTTATGCCTTTGGGCAACTGCCGTTTCAGGACCGACTCAACACCCCTTTGAGGCAAACCTGCCGATCTCAAAGCCGCCCCGCTGAGGAAAGCCGTCGTTCCGATAGCCGCTCTTCCCGCCAATGACGTAGCCCGGTCTTTCAGAAGTCTCTTACCGATTTGCTTGGCAGTACCCTCGCCGAGCTTCTTCAACCCGCCCGTTGCGAGAAATTCAATCATGAACGCCGGCATATCGCCGACGATCCGACCAACCTGCCCGGCGGTTGTGTATTGGCGATTGACCTGCTCTAGGTAGTTTTCCACCTGTTGCAGGTCTTTTGTTCTCAAAGCGTCTGCCTGCTCTTGGATATTCTGCGGTTGCCCCGGCCCTGCTGTTAGCGCAGCCGCCTGAGCGTTGATTGCGGCGCTTCTGAAATATTCTTCCGGATCGTTCCTGCTCAATCTCCGAGACGATTGTATCACTCCCGCGAATCGCCCGCCTTGAATAACGCCGCCGAGGAAAGGAATCTTCGTTTCCGGATCTTCGGCAAGTGCACGCCAGAATCCGCGGCCGCTTTCGGTCCCTGTCCGTTTCTCCAGAATCTCGGCGAACATGCCCGGCGGGGCCGGTTGCGGTTGAGTTGGAATTCCCGTTGCCGTTCGCGCCAGTAGCGAGTCGCTCGGCGCCGCCGTCTGCCCGGGTGTAATAGCAATCCCCGGCGCCCGCCCCGGCCGAAGGGTGGGTTCCGTGATCGGGGCGTTCTTTACCTCTACTATGCCTGAGAACAGCCCCATTATCGACGCCCTCTCAGTATTGCGATTGCCTGCTGATAGTCCGAACGTGCGTTTGCGATTGCCTGCGCGTCGCCGGATTTCTGCGCATCGAAGAATCGACGCTGTATCTCGAGGAGTTCGTTTTGACTGGCCCCGTCCAGACCCTGTGCGAGCTCCGCCAGTTCTTGAAATGTTATCCCTTCCGGTAGTGTTTTGCTCAATTCCTCGCCAAGTGGCCGCCTGACGCTCGGATCTTCCACGTCGTCTATCTTGGCGGTTCCGAACATTTCCTTTTTGAGTTTTTGAACTTCACTACTCGTCGGGTCCCATTGGATTTCACTATCTTCTTTTGATCGTCCGACAAGTGCCGAGTTCCACATCTGCCATAGTTGTATCCGTTGCGGCCGGCTGAGGTTTTCCCAACCGACGGTCGGATCCTCTTGTAAGGCTTTCCACTCCTCGATGAACTTTGATTGCTTGCGACCTTTTATGCCTGGCGAAAACTCAGTTTTCACATTATCTATGCGACTGACGATATCGCCGCCGAACAAAGATCGTTCACCCGCTGTAAAGCCCTTTCCCACCCCCGGCTCAGTGATCGCCGCCGCGCGGGCCCCTGATTCTAACGTCTGGGCCTTTCGCAATTGACTTTCACGGGTCAACCTCCGCCGCTCCAGCCGCAACGTCTTACCGGCGGGGTCGGCTATTTCTTCGTTTGCCTGCCTGAGCACCAACGTCCCCGTAAGTTCCTGGCCGAACGGAGTACGGGCTGACGGCGGGGCCCCCTCCATGCCGCCATCCACCCATTGCTTGATCGCAGCGACGTCGTCGTTCTGGTCCCTTTGCTCTAATGGTTGGAACAGACCCTGACCGAATGCGTGAGCCGCGGGAGCGAGTGCTCTGCCCGCAATGCTCAGCGCGTCCGTGTTGGGATCGAACGGTATATTTACGAATCCACCATTTGCCATGATTTTCTCCTATTCACCGCCATCGAATAGACTCTTACCGAGGGCACCTCCCAACGCGCCGCCCGCTGGACCCAGGAACGCACCTCCCACCGTTCCAAGAAAACCACCGAGTCCCGGTCCTTGCTGCTCCTGAACGATTGTCTTGCCCGGTACGTTAAACGCCGTCGGTAGCAGGTTCAGGAACGGATTATTGAAATCTCGCGTGCGTAGGAACTCCTGGAAACCCGCTTCGCCCTGCTCGCCTTGTATTCCCCGCTGGATCCCGCCGATATCGAGTAAACTGGCCAGTGGCCCCAGTCCGAGTATTTCACCCTGGCCGGCGACCTGCCCGGGAAGTTGCGCCAGATTCGTTGCGGCGCCCACGCCCTGCAACTGCCTGTTCTTATTCGCCTGGTCCGTCTCGAAGAGCAGCTTGGCAAGTTGAGCGTTCAACTGCGTACCCGCCTCCCCGGCCGCCCGGCCCAGGCTTCGACCGAACGCCCCGCCTCCTGTCGCTCCCGCCGAGCCCGCCCCTGCGAATCGCTCCGATACACCTCTCAGTAATCGGTTGATATTCCCCTGCGCGGGATCAACGAAGCCCGTCTGGAAGAGTCGGTTCACTGCTTCCAGGTCCTGTGGTCCGAGTATCCCACTGAGCGCTTGTTCCGCCTGGCCCGTTACGCGGCCGGCTGTCCCCGGATCCAGACCTGCCGTTTGCTGAGCTCCGAATTGCTGACCGCCCGATGCTATCGGGGTCAGACCCCGAGCAACGTCGAAGCCGGCTGTTTGCAGCCCGGATGCTCCCGGCACTCTCTCACCGCCGAACCGCTCCACTCCCTGGCCGAGCTGCTCGCCGAGCAGTTGGTTTAACTGCTGCTGCAACGGCCGTATTTCCGCGAATGGATCTACCGTCTTTGTCTTCGACCCGCCGCCGCCGAGGAACCGCCAGGAATGCGTCGGCCGGCTAAGCCTCTGCGTCCGAATCTGGATCTGTTTCGCCCACATTGTCAATCTCCATTATGATCATCTTCGATCGCTTCCAGCCCGCTCGCTCGTAAGCTCTCGGCTTTGCAGTGTTCATTCTTATCTTGCCCTTGCACCGCGGGTCAACGTCAAGACCAAAAAGATAATCTGTTATGAGCTTCCTGGACCCGCCTTGATATGCCTTTTCCACCGACGCCAGTTGCACGTAGATTAGTTCTTCGACGATATCGAACTCCGCCCATAAGATCCCGTGGATCTTGGTATTGGAGTCCACCATTACGGCTACGTGGACCAGAATGTTCGGCACAAGCACCATTTCCCCGCCCTTCGACTCGAACCGGTTCAGCATGTGCTTACCGTACTTGATCAAATTATCCACGTGCGCGGGCTCGAGACTCTCAACCTGCTCGAAGAGCTTCCGCGGTATCAGATCGAACACGTTCGGATCGATTACTCGTATAAATCTCAGTTGCTCTTTTTCTGTTCCCATTACCGTTCAAACCTTTCACACAGTTTTTACCTTCACACCCTTCAAACCCTTCGCACCGGTTTCACCCTTCTCACCCTTCGCACCAATCGCAATTTTCGCACTTCGTTTTTCTACTTCTCTCCTCGCACTTCGCAAGCCGTCCCTTCTGTATTGAATACTCGCGTTAATCTTCAATGACTTTATATGCTGATAGCACCTACCCCAGGCCTCGTTCGGGGTGTTTCCCACTCCCGCTGCCACGCCGAGCAACCCGTCCGCCCCTGCCGATACCCACTTGCCGTTTACCCTGGCGACGTCTTGCGCCCAGAACCACGGCAGTTTCGATAGGTCGCTTTCGATTTCGACCTGCTGACCTTCGATATTCAAGTAAGGATACGGACCGATCGTTACCCGCTGACTGGCCACACATCCTTCTTTAAACTTTACATCCCCATCAGTGAATAGCTCCGTCCAATCACCGTCGATCAGACTCAGCATACCGTATATCGCGTCGGCGTTCGGCCGGCCGCACGGCCTTGCGGGATTGTGACTCATGAGCGATCCCTGGCACGCCACGTCCGGCCCCAGATCTCCGTCCATCAGGTGCTGGTTTTGGATGGTACTGAAGCCGCCGAGTATTGCATTGAGGTCCAGTTGATTCTTGTGGTCCATAGCCTTGACGACTCGCTGGTTAATGCTGTGCAGGTCTTCATCCCAAACAACAAGATCGGCCGAATCGACCAATCCGAACACGGCAACTTCAGGCACTTCAGGCAGAATACCTTGATAGCACTTCCTGTATTGTTTTTCCGCAATAAAAACGGCAACCTCGAATCCCATACGGCGCATTCGCCATGCAATCGGCAGCGACGCTCCCGTTTCACTGTAAAACAGGATTTTCGGTCTGCTGTTCATGCCGACTTCCTCCAGGAGAGAAATATTCCAACCAATCCGAGTATGAAAATCCATTGCAAAGCTGTCGTTATAACGATAACTTGCGTGTGCTCTTCGGCGGGCGCGGCTTCTGGTTCAAACGCAACCACCGAAGTGCCTAGAGACCATTCTTCTACGCCGTTAACGATAACTACTGAATTGCCCATCATCCATTCTGATGTAGCATTCACTAAGGAGCAAGTCAGAAGAACTAAGAGTATAACTGTCTTTTTCATGTTAAGTCTCCGATACAACAGGTAGAATATCAACCAAGACTTCCTCGGCATAATCCACGCCGTCTGTTTCAGTTAGGAAAAACTTCATATAGACCCATCCGGTCTTTAGTGGTGTAAAATTACCGGAGGTTAAAGCGTGTACGCCGGTCGTCCAGTCGGCGACATTACTTAATGTCTCGGTAGAAAATATCTCCGTCCGTGTCGCATCCCCGGCCCCCGCTTCGCTCAAGTAACTAAACGACACGTACACGTCGCCGCCTTCGCCGCCACTGTCAATCGGGATGTCCCATGCAGTTCCTACTCGGGCATATACCGAAATATCTAATTGTGTCGAAGCCGTCGCCCAGAACTGGGAAAAACCTATCAATCTATCGCCATGCAAAAGTGGCTGATTCACACCACAAGCAGCGTTGGGAGTTAGCACTGTATACGAATCGGCCCCGCCACCCCTCGCAGATGCCGTATCTCTTACTATAATTCCTTGGGGGTATCTGCGTTCCTGTGATTCAAATACACCGTCGTTATCTTCGGAGAATATACTAATGCCGTCACCGGTCTCGTAGGTTTCCGTTCCAAATGTGACGTTGCGTAAAATAATGTCGCCGCCGTTAAGGGCTCTTAGAGTCGTCGTATCGAACGCATTTGTCCCAGCCATCGTGGTGTCGATAATTTCTATACATCCTGCATTCACTACGTATGCGCCGTAAGTAGACCCACCGGCCGACCCTGCGTCAATTGAAGAGTTTTTAACAATTAACAACCCTCCGTCTTGCGATTGAATAGATACACCCTCGCAATCCCGAAAAGTGCAGTTGTCAAGCATCGCCTTACCACCACTCACGCGGACACCCTCTATAGAAGTCGTGGCTCCGTCTCGTATCGTGCAATCGACAAGCATGAACCCGTCACCCTTGTACGCGCTGCCTATTGATACTGCGCCGTTGCCGTCGGCGGATTGCCGAATATCCAACCGAGTCAACTTCCAGAAGTCGTCCCCGGAAGCGGCGATGTTAAAAGACCCATTTTCAAAATCTATTATAGGTAAAACATCCGAAGCATCGACCCACGGATCGTTCGTGACCGAGTCACATCCTATCAATTCGATAAGAAGATCGACCGACCCATCGGATAGAAAGCTAATATCAACAGCCTCGGTCCCTTGGAGCCAAATTCCTCCCTTATCACCTGCTCTGAGAAAACCATCATCACCGGCGGTTCTTGCTTCCGTCGTGTACTTGGTAATCGTCTTCCATGCAGATAATAGATAGTAAGTATCTCCGGTGGTCTGGCCTGCAATCGACCCTACCAGTGTGATCGTATCGGTTCCGTCGTCAAAGGCATCCACGAACCCCCCCAGGCTCCTAGTGACGTTCCATACGAAATCGCCACCACTCGCCGCGTTGTCGGTTATTGGCAGTCCGTCCAACTCTGCATCGACTACAGTGGTAGTGTTCGTTCCGCCGTCCGCTGTGAAGTTTCCCTGCTTCTTTCCTAATGCAGTGTCTATTCCATTCGTATAGTCCATATAATAATTGTCTTGGCTGTAGGCTACACCAATCAAGAATAGAAATAGAATGATCTTCTTTAACATGATTCTCCTTAGTTAACATCTGCATTAAAATAACCTTGAATGCGGACTTTGATATAATCGTCGTCATGCGCGGAATTATCGAACCCGATTATCTGCCCGTCGCCGACCGTCGTTACGTCGATGTCACCGGAAGCCACGACGTTATAGAACAATGCCGTTCCGTCGGTGCTGATTGTCACTGCTTCAATTGTCGTCGGGTTCGCGCCGTCTGCGTCGCGTCTGACAAGCGTATACGCCGCATCGTCAGTTCCGGAATACGACCGCAATTCAGTGATGATGAAATCAAACCCGCTATCATTCTCCCAGATCGTCACAAACGTGCTGTTTGCCAGATTATCCGGCTCCATGACTGTGAATTGTGCCGGCTTCTTTTTTGAGCCCACCGCCACTTGGTTAGTTCCGTCCCAGCCTCTCAATGTATTGTCGTCGGTGTCCCAGGATATCTCGCCGTCGGCGTCCACGTCGGGATCGGTGCCGTTGACTATTTCGGTACTTGTCGCTGCTCCGAAGTCCATTACTCCCGTGGATGTTATTCCCGTTCCACCAGTAATAGCTCCACCAGTGACTGACAACGTACCGTCTGTAAGCGTCGTGGCCGTCAAGCTATTGATTCCGGTAGTATCGGAGCTGCCATCCAGGACAACGGCCTTGGAAGCCGCCGCCGTGCCTGGGGTGATACCGTCTAACTGTTCAAGATCGGACTCTGACATATCGGCTGCGCCGATGATAAAGGAGCCCGTTGCAGTAATTGCGCCGGATGAACTCACCGTGCCGTCCGTATGGAGAACCCATTGGTCCGCATTTAAGACACCGCCGTCCGCTACCCTGAAGACCATCTTGTAGTCTTCCTGTCCGTTAATCACTGTAGCCGTTGCAATTACTTCGATGTCCCCACCAATGACATCGGCCGCCACACTGTTGTCGTCTCCAAAGAACCCAATGCGCCCAATGACGGTAGTGTCTATGATTACAGCATCGTCCGGTTGCTCTTGAATTTGGAGCCCGCCTTCTGTGATATCAACTCTGTCGGCGGGATCATCCGTCCCAATCCCCAGTCCGGTCGCGTCTAGTCGCATAGATTCCGATGCACCCAGACTCCATGCAAGTTCGTCGGCAATTGGGGACCACATACCAGTATCCAAGTCGCCTGTAAACGTATGGCTCGGTGTTCCTTCAGCGCCGAGACTCGTAATTATATCCGTGCCGCTTACCGTCAATGTTGCTGACAGTGCCCCCGTCACATCCATTGCCGCCGAACTGTACGCAACGGCTACGTTCGTCCCCGTATTGGCATACGTGTGAGTCAGCGTAGCGTCCGTGGCATCGCCAAACTGGAAGGCTGGGCCGGATTCCAGAATAGACGTTCCTGTCTATGTGATTGTACCATCGTGCGCGGCGGTAACACCCGTAATTCCAACTCCACCGCCTACGAATTCCGTAGCCGTCAAAGTCCCCGTATCGGCGGCGTAGGTCAACTCCTCATCAGTCTTGGGCAATAGACTGCCCGTGGCGTCCGTCCATAAACCTACGAACGTCGTCGCGTCCTCGGTGTCTGCGACGACAATAGTCGTCGGTACGATCGAAGCCGTGCCGTCGAAGCTCACACCGCCGATATTCCGGGCGGTTTCTAATGCCGTCGCTGTGCTGGCGTTGCCTGTAAGAGCCCCCGCGAATGTTGGCGCTGTGACAGTCCCCACAACGTTCAGGGAATTCAACACGACTCCGTCCGTATAATCTATTTGCGGGCATACGAACACATCACCATTCGCACTAACGGTTCTAACTGTTGCCACCAAGACTATGAAATCCGGGGGCGTTGGGGGTGTCGCCGTTAAATCTCCACCCGTAGCTGCGGATAAATATAATGGATCGCCACCCGAAAGTCCTACTGTGTTTTCTGCCCCGTGGGCAACTCCAAAGACAACCACATATCCGTCAGTATTATTTTCAATATCGTGCGTTGCCAACCCAGCGACCAAGGCAGTTGATGCTGAATCAGCCTTGGCGAGAAGAATATTAGTCCTGCCTCCGGTATCTCCATCGAAATACACGGCCTGGCCATTAAGAATTGTGCTGCCAGAAGCATTCCTAACAGGAACCCATAACTCCTCGCCAAAGTTCAAGCTCACATCGGGCTCGGCGTTATATCCGACGTGAGTATCTACATCTGAATCATAAAATATCCGTCCTTCGGAATGTGCCTGGCTTGCCGTTGGGGTTATATCAATGAAGGTGGGAAATGTCGGGCCAGTGCCGAATACAGCCAGGCCCGATCCTGTTTCATCGGTAAGAGTCGCTGCGAGATTCGCGCTTGATGGAGTAACCAGCCATGTGGCCATATTCGCCGCCAGACCCGATACGCCGGTCGATATCGGCAGTCCCGTCGCATTGGTCAGCGTAGCCGACGCCGGCGTGCCGAGTGCCGGCGTTATGAGCGTTGGGCTCGTGCCGAAGACTGCCAGGCCCGTTCCCGTCTCATCGCCCAGGATTGCAGCCAGTTTCGCGGATGTGTCGATCGTATCGAAGAAGTTCAGAACGGTGATTCTCTTGGAGGTGGGAGTACCCGCCACATCGTCTACTACCAGGAGAATGTCCGCGTCGGCAATGGCGGTCAGTTCACTAACCGCCGTCCACTTCACGTCGGCGCCATAACCAACGCCTGCAAGCATCAATATCAGCACTATCGATTTGAAGTTCTTCATAAAGCACCTACTGGTATACCATTGTGTTGCCGTCTTCGTATATCATCGTGTTGCCGTCTTCGTATATCATGGTGACGTCGCCAAATGGCGTAATTCTGATCATGAAATTTCCAATCGCATACGTCCGGTTCGTCGTGGTAGTCAGTTCGATTATGGTCCCTTCACTGCTGCCACCGCGTATATTCACGTCCAGATTGTCTCTCTTCCACGCGCCTTCTTCGGCCGCCTTGATAAATATCTCGGTATCGTGATCAGTCGCCATCGAAGCAACTTCGGTAGGGGGGTCCGGCGGCGCTGCGTTATTGTACGTCCACCCGCCCGCTCTGTGATGGTGCAGTTGGATATCGGGAGCATTGTCGTTCTTAGCGCCCAGCCACGTAGCCTCTATACCCACAACCTTAAAGTCTGTGTTGTTATCGTCCCAGTATTTACAGAAGCCAAAATTGCACAACAGGTCCGGCCCGGATTGCTTCGCTATAGTCACCTGACCGAGCCACTTTTCAGGCGTTTCGTAATAAGTATTCGCCGCTCCGGCGTCGTCTACTGCAATATCCACATCCACCGCAGTTACCCGAACGCCCTGATCGTTTATTGTCGTCCCGGTAATTCGAATGACCGTATCGGTTCCGCCGCCCGCTCCCGCCGCCTGCACCAGGAAGAAATGAGCCGCATAGGATGCGTTGACCGTACCGAACGTGATCGACGGGTTGAAGTCGTTGTCCGTTGCCCCGAATTTATAAAACCCACCGATATAGTTGGTTCCACTCGATGCGTCCCGGCTCATAAACGCCCACACCTTTTCAGACGGACTGTCCGCCCACGTCAGACCCCCGAGTCCGTTTGTTTCAAGCACGCCGCCGGGATCGCCGTCAGCGATTGGCCATGTGTACGCTGTATTCGACACCATATCGCTGGCTGCCCGAAAAGCTACCCAGTTCGTGCCGTTGAACCAGACGATATTCTTCTCGTCGCCCGATAGTAAGAAGTTGCCCCGCGTATTCTCTTCGTCATAACGAGACGGAGTGCCGCTGTACGCCCCGATCGCCGTGGCGGCCGTCAGTAACACTATGCCGAGCTGTACGATACTCTTAACCATGATATTTCTTAACGTCCAGCCATACCCCGTCCACCCTCACCTCTATTTGTAAATCGAAGCTCGAGCCGTGCGGAACCATTCTCAACCTGAAATTACCGTCCGTGTTCTTCGTTTTCTTCGGCGGAACCAGCTCGAAGACCGTGAACCGTGTTCCGTTGCGATCGCTCACCCCGTTTGTTTCAGTGACTACATGCACACGCTCCAAGAGCCAGTTGGTCCTCAGTCGCACCTGGTTCAGGGATTCATCCGTATAACTTTTGAGTGCGTCCACATATTCGCCGAGGTCCTCGCCCGGGCTTCGGTCCCGAAATTTGAATGTAGGGAGATTTTCCATTAAATAATTCTCCCCGCCTGTTCGAACCACGGCACTACGGCGTGTATCCTCGGCCGGTTGCCCGTGGCGTTGTTGCCCAGTTGTATTCTATGCGCGAAACCGACCGCGTTGACGTCCACCCTGTGCCAACTGAGTTCTTTCGACGGTCCCACGGCCTCACACGTTACCGTATCGGTCTGAAATCTCACCGAGTCGTTATCCAGGAATGACTGCACCTCGAATGACGCCGCCTCATCCACGGAGCAAAGAAAATCGATGAACCCCAGGCGGGCCTCGAATCCTTGCAGAACGAACGGGTTAAGATCCGCCGAGACCACGTCGAATAGTATGGCGGCCCCGTCGTCCGCCAGGGAATTGTTCAATTTGAATATCTTACCGGCGTGGTTGCCGTACAGGTTCGTCGGGGCCCCCGCCTGGAGCCCCACATCGTCCGGAGCAAAGTCGACATCTTCGAACGCCTCTGCAATATCGGCAAATGTCAACGAAGACTCCAGTCTCGACTTGCCGAAAACGTGGACGTCCAGGACCGCCGTCGCATAGTTCAGGTCGTCGTAGTTCAAATATAGAATGCTGTCCGGATATGTATTGCCGTCGGCGTGCGCGGCGGCCTCTTCGGATGCGTAAGATATGAGGACTTGCCTCTCGGCTTTCAATAGAAATCCCTGACTGTAAGCTATCGACATTTGCAGCCATGACAGAACAAAGTCGGGGATCTTGTTATCGATCGTAGAGGCCCGCGTTCCGTCCATACCGATCAAGTTTTCCTGGGCGACTGTTATTATCTGGTCGACTCCGCCGCGCACCTTGGTCTCCACCAGCGCCCCTCGCGCGTAGCCGCCTTCGATCTTATCGACCCGGTCCCAGGCGAACGGCAGATCCGGATCGTGTTGATACGTCCATCGCCACACTTCCCCACCCTCGGATCCGTTTGCGAAGAATATATACAGTTCATTGCCCAGCCACGATCCACCTGTGATAGTCGCCTCCGTGGGGCAGTCTTGAAAGTCGTCGTCACTCCATATACCGGGCGCTTCTATATTCGAGAACCGGCCACGTTGCCTGCGCCTGGTCCCTCGTTCGGTCGTATCGAATATTACCAGTCGGCTCCTGACAACAAATATCAGCCCGCACCTGGCCACGTCGTTGTCCGGACCGCCTTCGACGTCGAGATCTATATGGAACCTGGATAGGTCGGTTCCGTTGTACTTGCGGATAACATCGTTGTCGTTTGTCAGATACCCGACGTCGTTCCAGTTTGCTATTTGGACGAATTCCGTATTATCTCCTGTGAACTCGTCGTCCGAGGCTGCGTTGGTCGTATCCGACTGGCCCGCGATATTGGCGGGCGTTCCGTTTTCCTGCAGTTCTTCGTTCGCCTGGAATGTTCCCGTGATCGATCCGTTGGCAAATACGATCGTTCCCGCCGCGTCTTCGTCTCCAACGCTGCCTGAATCCACAATATTCGACTTCACCGTTCCGGTCGCGCCTGACGTCGCCCCTTTAACCACTTCATTTACGAGTGGATTGTAGTTCTGGCCGGCCTTACCTTTGTACCTGACGCTAAACCTGGTCAAGTCGACGAACTGCTCCTGAGATACCAGCCCGGTTCCTGTGGCGACGAATGTATCGGTTATCTCGAAGTCGCCGGCGTTCTTGTTCTGAACGTTGAATGTGCCGTTATTGTCGTTGTCGCCCGTGATCGTGACGATATCGTCGTCACTCAGCCCGTGAGCCGCCGCCGTGACAACCACCTGCCCGCCGCCGCCGTCGGCAAAGGCTGTGATTTCCACTCCCGTGACAATGTTCGATTCGAACTTATTCACCCGGTTCTTGTCCATTGTCAGTAATGTCTCGGTGTCGCCGTTGAAGTAATTGACAATACCCATTACCGGGTTCGTACTGAGTGTCGGGACTTTCGTCGCTGTGTTCACACTGACGATCTGACCGAATATTGTTGTGCCACGTCGCTTTTCCAGAACGCCGCGTTTAAGATACCCGCCTCGGATGGTCTTAAAGGCGTCTCGCGGTATCAACCATGGCTCCCTTGCCGTGACCTTACCGCCCTTCATATCGTAGATTGGAAATGGTTTGTATGCCATTACGATCGTAAGAGTTTGTGTTCTTCCATTGTGATCCGGGCGAGTTCTTCCAGCGGCTTCAAGACGTTTCTCTGCTGCTCCTGACTCTGCTGCACACCCGTTAGTCGGTTCGATAAGTCCATTACCATCATCATTGTTCGCTTCGGAGCGCAGTCGCTGATTTCTTTCTTTTGCCCGGTCTTGGAATCCAACCAAACGTTCTGCACATTATTGAAACACTGCCCCGCGCTCTTGAACCGCAGCCTTTTCGCTACCGCACAACTCGGGAAATCGCATGTATCCTGCATCCTGTATCCTGTGTTCTGTGTTCTGTGTCCTGCCGTTAATACGCATCCTTCGAGCAGATTATCCCCACCCTGGCCAGCGGCCGCCATGTATTAGCAGTTGCCGAGTTGCCCGTATTACCGTGATTATGCGCGTCGCCGCTACCGCTGGATTCAGTCGTATCGCTACTCTCGTAAGCGTTATTAGAGGCGCTTGCACGATTGGGCCCCGAGCCGGTATTATCTCTGGCCACTTGGAAAGTGTGCGTATGGGCGCCGTTTTCAGCTGCCGTCAGCGAGTGATCGGGCGTTGTGTGCGCGTGGTTCGGCTGGGTCCACGTTCCCGCCTGGACGCCGCCTGTGGTGTACGTGGCGCCGCCTTTGATTCCCAAGAGCTCGTCTGACGGCGTGCCGTCGATCGTCCATCCCGTCGGTGCGCTGTCAGCGTAGAACCACATCTTGGTTGCCGCCGGTATTACATCGCCGTCGGCGCTGATCTTTCGCACCGTTCCTGTAGTGTTCCGATATTTGAACGTCCCGGCATCGTTCCAGATTGTCAATGCGCCGGCAACCCCCGCCTCATCGCCGGCAACGTCGAGCAGCGTCGCCCGGTTATGCTTACCCGTCTGGCTGCCGCCGGTCGTAAAGTCGTGGTCCTGTACGATCGCCGCCTCGATAGCCTGCTGATTCGTGATCAGGACGGGCCACCCGGTCTTAACCGGTTCGCTCGTCGCCGGTCTGTTTTTGTCATAAGCCATGTCGCAAACCTCTATTCCAGGTAAACCCCGACGTTCACAGTCGCCCCCGTTGCCCCCGGCGCGCCGGATGGTGTAATTGTGAATGTGACAATCTCGGCGGCAAGGAACGCATCGAAGTCCGTCGCGTCGCTCGTCGCCTTGAATAACGTCGACCCGTTATCGGCTATCGCCGCCTGCGAGAACAGAGCGGCGCCGTCCGCCGTTGTGAGCGCCACTGTGAAGGTGATACCGTTCGTGGTATTTTCCGCCACGTCGACTTCCACCTGCTCGCACCTACCCACCAGTGTTATCGTTCCGGTCAGAGCGCCGCTCTCGGCCGATGCCCAGGACTGTTCGGTGAGGCTGATCTTACCGACCGACTCGCCTCGCGTTCGGAAGTCCCGACTCGCCATTCCCCCTGCGAGTACGAGTAGAACCACCAATAGACACAACAATGCCCCTGCTCTCGACTCAATTCTTATCGTCTTCATGGTCCTTTACCTTTTTGATGTCTTTTTGGTTTGCTTTAATGTCCTCTATATTTTTCAGAACGCCTTTTTCAAGAAGTCCCACCCTTCGCACAACATCAATCAAATTTGATAGAACAAGGTTCCGCTCGCTCGGCCCGAAAGCCTTTTCCCTCGCCGGCGTCATTCGGACAAGCCCGCTATATGCTTGGTCGTTCGGGTCTATCGGCTGGGTGTAAACGTTCTTCGGCAGATTCACTTTGTTTTCATATCGCTCAATCGTCTTGCACCCCGCCAGACCGATCACGATCATCGCCAGTAACATTGTTCTCATAGTTCGCTCCTTACCATCTTGGTATCGTAGTTTGGTTCGTGGAAAGCTGCATTGCGACTTTCCTGGTCACTAGGTTCAGATAATATTGGTACCCCTGCGTTAGTTCGGCCATTCTAGCGTCGTCGCTACTGCCGATCAGGATCTCCAGGGCCGTTCCAAAAGCGACCACCGGTCCCCATTCAGGAAGCGTGACCTTGTCGCTCTCGGCTACCAAGGCCGTCGGCTTTGCGAATTGTTGCATTTCAATTATGAAAACGTCGTTGGGGATCGGTCTGGCGTACAGGATCTGCCCGTCGAGCAGGAGGGCTTCCGGCCGGCCTCTGTTACTATTGAATCCGTCGGTGTACGTGACCGTTACCGTTCCTCCCGTGCTCAGTGCGGTGGTCCCCGGTATGAACGTTCCGCCAGTATTGATTGCGGTCACAAAGCCCATGGCGGCGGCCTCAGTGCTCTCAGCGGGTATGTCCTGAACAGCCTGGGCCGCTGTATCGTAGCCGGTGGCGTTGTTATCGGCCGGTTGTATGGCAATCGTGCCGTCCGATTCGATTTGCAGCCGCCAGGCCCCGTATTTGCTCTGGGGGACGGTATCGCCCGACAATGCCGTTTCTGCCGTTACTTTCGAATACGAGTGAGGCTTGATTCTGTACGAAAAGGCAGCATTCGTCACCGCTGCGGTATTCGATATCCCGATTGATAGCGTTGGGGCCGTTAGTGTAAATGCCACGCCCGTCGTCTTTTCGTCGGGATACCTCGCAAAGAACGAACTCCGATCCTGGTAAAAGAAACCACTGCCACTACCGCCAAAGCCGGCATGACCGAACCAGAACGGCGAACTAAAAGATCCGCCCAGCGGCACGCCGTTAATAGTCGCCGGCTCTTCGAGGATAGCAACGTCTGAAGATACCGGATACTGGCCCGTGTCAGTCCCCGACGTCGCCTGGGAAAAGGTGCTCTTGAGTTCTTCCGGTTTGACTTCGTGCGGGAACCTGTTCAGGTAGAAATCGTTGATTGCGATTGTGAGTGCAGGGTCGGTGGGGTTGGAAGTTGACTTCTTGCCCGTCAACTCGCGCACCCCGTTGAACCCGTTACTTCTGATCTCTGCCAGTGTCCAGTCCATGCTCGTATCTCGTATTTCGTTTGTCAAATGCCGGGCGGCAATCCAGCAAGCCGCCCGGCCTGCACACTGATATCGTTTACAGCGTCCCGCCCGCCCCGGCGGCTACTGCGCCGGTGGAGTCGAGTGGTGTCCAGAATATGTGGAAGACAATCGTCCCTGCCGACAGTGCGTTGGTCTTCACTTCATATCCTATATCCTGGCCCTGACCCACAACTATCGTAGTGGCGTCAATCTGTGTCTGTGTGAGGATGGTTCTTGTCAACGTTGCATCCGTCCAGAGTTCACCCGCGACCATTACTCCGGCGCCGAGAGTGGAGGCGGCGATTATACTGGTCGACCCGACTTCGTCGCCGAGCTCTATAGTGCCAGTATTACTGACCGAGTCCACGCTTACCGTGCATTCGGGGATGATTATCATCCTGACAAGCCCGGTGACCGTTGCGATCTCATGAGAAGCAACGGTGCTCCACGTGCCCGTCGTATCGAATACCCCTGTCGAGACCGCCAGGTAATTTGGGCTGCTGAACGAAGCCGCTTGGGCTAATATAGCGTCAAGATCGGTATGGGCCAGGTCCAGCGACGCCTTAACGTTATCGTCCTGGGCGGCACCGTCGTCCGGGCCGGTGAAATCGCCGAGCAAGTCCACCAGACCCATATCCGCCGGCAGTACGCCCGGCTCGCCGTTGCCTGTAACTACCAGCCGCGTATCTTCACTGACCTGCAAGCCGCCCGCGTCCAGGATAGTCGCCTCGGCGTCGGAGATCAGAATACATGACTTGATTGTCCCTGTGTTACCCGTCCCATTCGCCTGGATCGCAAACTCGTCGGCATTCAGGCTATTGATTATACAGTTGTCGACGGTGAAATTCACCTGAGCGTTGCCGGCCGTCGGGATATCTATGACAGCCGTACTGGCGTCGACGTTAAATATCGAGTTGCTGACAATCACGTTTTCGTGGTCGAAGTCCAGAGTAAGCGCCGTCCCCAACCCTCCGTTCGGAGCGTGGAATATGCAGTTGTCGATTATCAAGTCGTTCGAATCGCCGTCGGCAAGCCCGACCGATATGCCCAAGTCCGCCTGGCCCACCGTATCGGCGAGCCTCAAGTAACAGTTGACGAACCGCACACCCACACCGCTCAGATTGATTGGGGTATTCACCGAGTCAACACCGGTCGCGTCGATCTGGAAATTGTCGAACGTCACATTGTCGGCGGTTACGTCTACCGTCGCCCCTGTATGCGACAATATGAACTTCGGCTGCAACCTTCCTGCGCCGAGCCCTTTAATGGTTACGCCGGCAACGTCGGCCGTCAGAACCGCCCCTGTCACTGACTGCGTCTCCGAGTAGCCTTCTCTGACAAGGATCGTGTCTTTATTGGTCAGGGCGGATATATCCATCGCACCCTCGACCGTCGCCTTTGCCGTTGTCCAGGTCTTACCGGTGAATGTATCGGCGCCGTTGGCGCTATCGACGTAATACGTCACCCCGGAACTGGAAGTCGCCCCCGTCTGCAGGACGGATACCTGGCTGTCCAGAGTCCCTATCCTGTCCCGTAGCAGGGTATCGAGTAGTCGGGAAGTCGATACATTTCGCCTGGTTATCGGGATCACCCCGAACGCCGGTGCGGCCATTAAGACCGCCAGTAGAATAATCGTTATACGCTTCATTACAAACCTCTCTTTCTATCAGTTAGAGTCTATTCACACTTTCATACCCTTTTCCCCTTTCACACCCTTCGCACTCTTCAAACCGTTTCCTCCCCGTCGTCTTTCGGCGGGTTCTTTGCGGCGGCCCTGTCCTGTGAGCGTTTGATCTTATCCAAGCGACCCTGCTCGGCGGCGGCCAGTGCATCTTCTTCGGCCTCGGCTTTGGCTTGCGCTCGCTCTTCTTCAGCCTTTTTCGCTGCTTTTTCTTCAGCGAGTTTGCGTTTGCCCTCGGCCTTCGCCTCGCGTTCGGCGTGGCGTTTATCGCGAATCTTGCCCGCGCCCTTTACTGGCCTGACCTCCGCTTCGAGGTCTGACACACGGCCCACCAATTCCTGGAGGATGTTTGCGAGACTCTTCGGATGCCCGCACATTTGACGTGTAATATTCGTTAACATCGTACTTTCTCCTTTCTTCTTATATACGAGTGAAGAGCCAATCCCTTCACACTGTCCCCTTCGCACCCTTCGCACCCTTCAAACCCTTCAAACCTTAGCAGTTAAAGCCGGCTGACAGTAAAGCGTCTGCGCTTCTTCTCCTGTACTACCATACTCTGGCCTTCGTCCTGACCCTCTTTGTACCTCTTTACCGGATAGGCTATCGACTCGAGGTGGACAACGACTGATTCGGCCAGTTCGTACTCGCCTCCGTCTCTCAACGGATACGAAATCGTCTGAAACCGAACCGTTGTGCCGTCCGGGCACTGCACCGAAGGGCGTCTGAAAGCGAACGACCATGGAACGTTCTCGTCTTCACTACCGACCAGGTCCAGATTAACAATCCGAACCCGTATCTTCGGGTCGAGAGGGACCTGCCATTCCTTCTTGGTTTTCCCTTTCGGCTCCTCAAGTGTCGCGACTGACCCTTCGTTTTGCTTGTCCTGCTCGGAAATATCTAGGTTTCCGCTGCTCGCAGGATTTGCAAGTTCGCCATCTATCTTCCTCTTTACCATCATTGTTCCTCAATACTGCTTACTGTGCTTAGTCATTAACCTATATCGCCGACGTCCTGTACCTCGGACTGGTCGCGCATCGCCACAATAAAGACTTCCTCGTCGTTCGTAAGCAGCGTTCCGCCCAGAGTGATACCGAGACCCTCGCCGGCAACCACGTCCTGTTCGCGGCATATCCACGTATTGGTCCCGTCGGAGACCGTTTCGCCCGGTACGATGGGCCAGTCGGGCTCCGTGCCGTAAACACCGGCGCTCGCCGTGCATTCGTACACGTAGTCGTTGTGCACCGACGGTCTGGTCACCGAACCGACTAGACTTGCCGTTCGGGCCGTGGGTTGCGCAGCGCCTGCGACGAAGTCCGGGTCGATGGTGACCGCTTCCTTTATCCCGGTCGCGGGGTTCTCAATCCGCGTTTGGACGATTTTGCTACCGTCGTAGGCACTGATACCCTTGGCGACGGTGTCCATGTATGTTTCGACCCCGTCGGCCCCGGTTCTCTTAATGCCGAATTCCGTGCTATCGGCTATACCCACCAGGGATTCCTGCATCTGTTTGCCGTACCAGCGATACGTGACGGGGTTCGTCCCTTCCATGACCGTCGCTTCGACGTAAGAAGGAATGAAACCTAGAATGAGGTTATAGTCGGCCGCGCCGCCAAACAACCTTCTTAATACCATGCTTTGTGCAATCATAATCTGCCTTTCGATAAAGGATTACCGTTTAACGTGTTACCGCATTTTTATGCCTATCACTGAAAAGCATAAAAAGCCCTTGACAAACCCTTCTCACTCTTCAAACCTTTACGTATCGCTTCTCTTCGTAACCTTCAAAATAATCACGTTCAGATCGTTGAGGATACGAGCCACGTTCATCAGTTTCCAGGCCATCGACTGACGCTGGTTCAACGGATCGGCCGCGCCTGCGGTTCCCCGTGCGTGGATGATCATCTTGGCGTTTGCCTTTTCAAGATCCACCACACCGTAGGCGTTGCGGGCGATGAACGGCAGGTAGTAATACGTTCCCGCCGTCGCCGGGAAGGCCGCCGTGGCCGAGCCCTGCTTATGGGCGATACTGGAGGCCAGGAATCGGGCCTCTTCAACACTACCCCGCTCGCTCATAACCACGCTTCTCTGCCCGGGGTACTCAGCAGTCGACAGGTATCCGGAGACCATCTTCAAGTCGGTATTGAGCTCGGTGTTCATCATAACCCAGTACGCTTCCTGGATAGGAGCCGTTCCTTGCCCCGTACTCGCTCCCACCATCGGAGCGACGGGAAGTGCGTCGGAGTTCTGCAATGTGTTCGTGACCTGGTTGATATCGACGTCGTTGAGCGCTGTTACTTCCGGCGTGCCCTGATCGGCTGTTATCGCCGAGGCGCTCGAGACCAGAACGTTCCTGGCCAGTTCGTCCACCGTTCTCATCATCTGGTCGTTGAGTTCGGAAGCTGCGGAGTTCAAAACGTTGTTCTCCGCCGTGAACTCCAGAACGTCGGTGATACTGACCCAATCCCCGTACTGACTGACCGTGGCCCGGATATCGGTTTTGGACAGTTGCTTACCGGGCGGTGTTACTCCCTCGGCCACTTCTTCGGTAGCCGTCGCAAGCTGTGCGTACCGGCGCCACACAACCGACTTTCCGTTACCGGACGGTAGCGAGAACCGCTGTGCGAACATTTCGTGAATCAATCTCGGCTTGTTACGAATCAGTAACAGCCTGAAAAAGTATGCGTTCACCGCCGGGGTGATTATACTTGTGCCTGTGATTCCCATGATATACTTCCCTTCTTGGGTTATACGTTAGCCCCGTTCCTTCTCGCGCGGGCTACGAAAGCCTCATCGGTCTCTGTTAGATACCGGTGCTGCTCACTTACTCCCGAGCCGCCACGCACCGTCAGTCCGGATTTTACCCGTTTTGCGTTGCGCACGGCCTCATCGATCACGTCTTCGCCTTCTGTGCTTTCTTGCTTTTGCACTTTCCCCGCCGCCGAGCGTGCGATTGCCAATGCGGCCATTTTCGGGTTGGCGCTCTTTATGATCTGGTCGAATAGTGCGGGGTTTTCTTTTATTGCCGCCGCCAGAGGCGGGGCAAACTGTCCCTTACGAGCTCCCTCGTTTGTTCCTACCATATCGACGTAATCAGGGTTCTGTTGATGGAACCTGATATCATCGATCTGGGCCTGATGGGTCCTCTGGACGTAATCAAGAGTCTTTCGGTGCTGCTCTACGGAAATAGAGTCGCTGCCTTCGTCACTGACGCCGGCCTCTTTGTAAATATCAAACTGCTCGAGAGGTTGGGGCTTCTGAGTATTGGCCTCTACAAGAGCGTTGTTCTGCTCCACGAGGTCCAGCCGGCTCGTCAGTTCGGCGTTTTTAGCAATAACTTCGTCCAGCCGCTCCTTGGGGACTGTCTGACCTTCGACGGCTCCGTCTGTCGCAGCGCCCTCGACCGCCTCTGCGGATGCAGCTCCCTCGGCCGCATCTGTGGCCGCCGGGGTTTCAATGCCTCCATCTTCCGCCGGTGCAGCAACTTCCAATATTGACGAGTCCACTTCCGATTCAACTATGATCTGTCCTTCGTTATCCATCAGTATTTCCTTTCGCCAGGTGCGGTTATCCACCTGATGCCGGCGGGCGAAGCCGACTGTCTTTTACGCCACAACCACGCGTTCAATTGGCTATTTTTTATTGACTATTGACTATTTGTCTTTCAACGCCGCTGTCACTGCTTTGTTCTTTTTCTCTAGGTGCTTCTGGGCACGTTCGAAGCGTTTCTTGTCTGCCCGGATCAACTTGGCGTTGACGAGAGTATCGGCGTCAAACTCGGCTTCGAAGTCGTCGTCTATCTTAGGCATTATTCCATTCCTCAATTCGCCAGGGGCATTCCTTTTGAACTATTCAACACGTCTTCGCTGATCTCCGCGTCTTTCGGGTCCTCGCCGCTCATTGTCACGGCTGGCGCGTCTTTGAAGAGTATCCACCCGTCGGGCTCTTCGTGCGTCAGTATTTCGCGCACATTGTCTACGTACCAACACATGGTCCCGATCATCTTCGGCGGCTTCTTCGCCCACGGGATAAGATTGGTCCGCAGCGCCGAGTGGTTGTTGGTCCATTGCGAATTGACCAATATCCAGTATGGATCTCTTCGGTGTGCGTTCTCCTGTACGCAGCGGGCAAGCTGCTTCTCGAAATCCTCGCACACGCCGGCTACTTTCTCCATGGCCTCGACCATCCTGAAGTCGCGCGGAGCGCATCGCCCCATATTCGACAGTTTCTTCCGAGTCTTAACCCTTGCAACCATAATACCCCTATCGTGTTACGAGTGCCGGTTTACTCGCGGCGGCTTTCTCTCGCTCTTGTTTCGCCTGGAAAAACTCCAATACCCGCATCAACCTGTTGAAGTCGACTTCCTCGAGGTTCTTATCGCCCTGTTGGATGTTCTGCTCGATCTCCTGGATCTCTTTGATGGCCTTGATCTGTGAAAGTGCCGCGTCCCCTTCGTGCTCCTGGACGTTGGCCCGGTTCTCTTCGGCTTGGGAAATGTCCTTATCGATCTTTGCCCTGCGCATCGAGTCGAGTAGTTTCTTCTCTTCCATCAGTTCGGCTTGCTGGGCGTTTTGCCGCTGCTCCGCTTCTTTGATCGCTTCGAGCAGCTTCGGGGCCAGGGGCGTCGGCCAATACGTCGCTATCCACGACCACGGGATTGGCATACCGTCAGCCTTCGCCTGCCTGAGCTCAACGAAGAAACTCTGTTTCTGCGTCTCTGTGTAAAGCCCTTCCTGCGGGACGATGTCGTATTTGGCCAGGTCCTGCTTGCGGAAGTCTGCATGCGCCGGCTCCCCGATGATCCTTTCGAACCTCTGCCGTGAATAGTTCGCCTGGATAGCCTTTACGGTCTTTCGACCGATCTGAGCCTTGGCCGCGCGGTTATGATCGAACAAGTCCTGGAGCGTTACCAACGAAAGCCCCGTCCTAAGCTTCATTACATACGTGGAGATCTGACCCTTAATCTCGTCGTTGCCCAACAACTGCTCGTTGACGCCGGAAATCGTATTTACAAAGGTCTGCAAGTCATTGTTCAACTGGAATAAACCCCCGGGGATGGGAGGGGCTTGGATGCGCCTGATTTTGTTTAACGCACCCGCCTTGAGTATTATAGCCTTACCACTTCCAGCCTTGTAAGCATCCTTGGGATTAACGAACGCATCTTCCTCCGCCTCGTATCCGCTGGTCGTCTGGGTATCGATAATGGTCAGGATCTGGCTCATTCGCTTACTGACTTCTCGCTGCGGGTCCCTGAGCGGCCTGATAATCCCCTGGAGCTTATCGCCCATATCGTCGTATTCCGGATACCAGAAACCCGCCTGCAGGACGTAGGGATAGTCGTCAATCCCGTTCGGGTCGTCGCCGCTGTGGACTTCATGATCGTTCACAAAGGCGCTGAACTTTACCGTATCGACGGTATCGGTAAAGCTCGTGAGTTTGGTGGGAGCTGAGTTGACCGCTGCCTGAAGGTCCGCCTTCTTACCCTGCCATTCGATTATTTCACCGGTCCCCTTATCGGCCAGGAATTGTGCTTGCCGAGTATTTCGCTCCCAGAAGGTCGAGTAGTTCGCCCGAGTCCCTTCCGGATCTCTGCCCTGCCCGAGATATGCCGAGAACGGTAACGACTGTCCCGGCCCGCCGGCGGCAGCTTCCTCTATCTCCGACTCCTTGCCCGGAATCAGCAGCTTGATGTCTTCGACGCTCATACCCTCATCGTGAGTGATGATATGATTGCAGTCGCTCAGATCCCGGCGAGTGAAGCCGGGGTCCAGTAGGAATGTGTTGTATGCCTTGCGGCCGTAATGAATGTCGCCCTGACGATCGAAGAACAGTTCCAGGAGGTTCGCGCCCGTTGTCAATGCGCCGAGCTCAAAGGCGTCGGACATTTCCTGGTATCCGCCGTTATTCTCCATAAGGTGCATTACAGCCGCCTGATACTGACTTGCAACGGGATTATCGCCGAGTTCCGCCGGCCCGATCCGCAGCGATAATCGGTTCTTCCGCTCGTACCCGGAAATCATCTTGACGATTCGACGGATAATGTTGAAGTTCAGAACCTCACGCCCCTCCTTGGCGAATTTCACCAGGTCGGCGCTGGTCCACGGGTTCTTAATGAAATACTTGAAGTCGGTGTGCGCCTCTGTGATCCATGGGAACCATAGATCGTAGGCGTTGTTGAAAGCCGCCTGGAACGTTTCCGTTCTCGCTAATACGAAATCCTTTTCGTTATCGCTTGCCATAATAAAAAAGGCCCGGTAAAACCGAATTTGAAAACTCTCGCAAAAGAGTACTCAAGTTCAAAGCTTCACCGGACCATTCGTTCAAACGAGTAGGGCCGCTTTACATTGACTATTGTCTATTTTCTATTCAATACACTTATCTCCCCCATGAGATTATAATGATTGGTTCGGGCATCGGGCTAATTGCGGCCGCCAACTGCTTGAATTGTCTACGTGTTGGGCTCATTGTGTTCTACGTACCAATCTGGGTTTAACATGAACTCTGAGCATTTTTAAGAAATACTCCCTCACGACCGGCGTATCTGGAACTACTCGCTTCTCTTTTCTCTTAGCACTCATACGTCGTCTTTCGTCGTTCGCCAGTGCAAGCCGCCTATCGCTTCCTTGAAAATAACGTCCATGATACGACCGCGGTGAATCGTCATTGTTCCGGTAAACTCAATCTTCCCGTGGTCCATTATTCTTGCTCTCTCTACCAAAGCCGCCTGCATCTTGTACAACGCTTCGTCGTCTGTCAAGACTATTTCGTTTTTTTCCAACATTTTTCCTCAGCTTCCTTGCCTTGATACTTGATATCCGGTTTGCACATATCCCTGATCTTTTCGTCTACAGCCTCAACGGCGCGGTCAAAGTAGGCCATCATTGCAGCGTCAAGGTCATGATACTCGTGATCGTCACTGGGGTCCATGGGCGTCGGCATGGTGAAGCAGGGCAACAGAATACCACCAAGAGCAGGATCGCAGCAGTGTTTCCCTCTCCTGTCGATGTGAGTGGCCGGCCTTTTGTGCGAAGCGCACCACCAAATTTCTTTTGCTTGTTCCATTGAGTCTACGCCTCCTTGCCTTACACGGTGTTGGGATCGAGTTCGCCTGGGACGCCTCTTTTATGTATGGTCACTTTTATATGGTAAATCTTAATGAACCTGTCGTCAACAGCGTTGCAGCTCTCTCGTAAACAATAGCTCGGACCGCCCGTTATCACCGGCACACTCCATTTGTGCCGCGTCCGGCAACATAACCGTTCAAGGGCTGGTCTCATCCCTGTGCCTCCCTGTACTCCTCATCTCTCAGTTCCGCCCTGTTCTGGTAGTCCTGTCGCTGCTCCTCTATTTCTTCCCACGCAAGACGGGCCCCACGTCCCATGCCTGCGTAGTAAGCCCCCACCATTCCAACAATTACCAGAATCAGACAACCCACACATATAGCAGTCATCACTATATTCGGCATACTCGCCTCCTTTCAAACCTAGACTTTTCAAATAAAAGCCCCCATCTATCCATTCTATGTCAGGGCTCGATATGCTGGCCTTCCAGCCTACTTTCTCGTCATATTCAATACGCGCTGCGAACTCTTTCATTTTGCAACGGCTTTTCACATCGTCCTCTACTCGCATCCTTTCCATCATTGATACCCGTATAAATAGCCCATCTCGCCTAAAATCGTGCGTGAAGAGCTTATATGGCATCCCATTTATGAAGACCTTAACCTCAATCATCCTTCTCACCTTTCGCACTATTCAAACCTTAGCAGTTACCTCTTAGCCTCATTCCATAGGTCCTCAACGTCCTGGGCCGTCATACTGCCGCCGCCCACCTTACCTTCGACGATGGCCTTACTGGCATACCTCATAGCGGCGGCGCCGTGGTCGTTGATCCCGTCCTTGTCCGGGGATCCGGTGTAGGCGATGTGGTCCTCCGTGCTCATCTGCTTATTGATCCGCTCGTGGAAGCCCCTTAATCGGTCTAACCCAACCGCACACAATGTCTTATCGAACCTGGCCCTGGTCAAGAATTTAACTGTCCGCTCGATACCCTCGATCTCAGTCCTCTCGACTTGTAACGCCACGGGGCGGCCGCAAGTGATGGCTAGGTCCTGCAGCGTTTCGAGTGCCGTCTGCCCTGTAATTACGCGGCCCGCGTTGTTGTCCATATCGCACGGGACTATGTTATCGCCGTAAATATAGCCACATTCACGCCTTAACTCGTCGAAATATCTCGCATAATCCTCAACTCCCAGACCCGAGTCCTCGTGGTACCTGATGAAATGAACGTCGTAGTCGAGCAACTGGAAGAACCAGAAAGCCGACGTGTAACCGGGATCTCGAACGATGTGAACTTGTTTGTGCGGGTCGGCATCCAAGTCACAGATACGACCCTTGCTCTCGAGGTCGTCCAGTTTCCTGCCGTAATAACTGCCGAGGGCCGCCTTTGCAGATATCGCCCCGAGCACTCTAACGGCGTATTCGTCGGAGTCCTCGCCGTAAGTCGTTCGGATATCACGTTCGTATTCCGTTCCGTACAGGCCCGGAATGTCGTTATTACTGTTAATGAAGTTCGGCGTGTCCTTGACGGATATCTGTAGCCGGTTCCAATTCGGACTTTTGAGCGCCGCTACGAATTCCCCCGTTGATGAGGTGGCGTTGCCGATCGCCAATACCCGCTTGAACGGCCCTCCCACGTGCTTAACCGCTTTCCATATCTCCGGTAGGATAGCAGCCGCTTCGTCCAGAATGAATAGGAAATGCGGTGAATGATAGCCCTGCAGCCTGGTTGCCTCACCTGTTACCGTGTCGGGCTTGGTGGCGACTCCAATTGCGAACCACCTGAGTCCGCTTTCCGGCTGCATATCGATCTGTAGCGTTGAGACCTTACCGCCCATGGGTATACGGGCGTTTGCGTGGGCCTCGCGCATCTCCCGCCAGAGTAACCCTTTCACCTGATCTTCGCTCGGCGCCGTTGTGACCACGATCGACGGTACGTAGCAATACAGAAACGTCAAAGCGATCCTGGCGGCCACATAAGTCTTCGAGACCCCATGTCCGGCGGAAACAGCTGTCTGAGGATTATCCCGCACGGATGCGCACACTCGCTCCATGCCCTCCCAGTAGTGCTCAGGCTTCACGTCGAGCGCGTTACGCATGAACCATCCGTAATCCTTACGCCCTAAAGCCGCTATCTCCTGAATTTGATCAGATATGCTCACGGCAAAACTGTCCCCAACGACCTTTCAATGGCTTCGATGATCTCTTCCACCATGCGGTTACTCTTAGATTGGCGGTATCGCTTGTCGATTATCTTCAATAACTTCTCGAATTGTGTTTGTTCGGCTGTTGTCATGGGAGGCACTTGAATCGCAGTTACAAGCCTATCGTTCAGTATTCTTGCCTGGACCGGGCATGACCAACTCGGATAATCCATACCGTTTTCCCTTCACACTCTTAACACCTTCACACTCTTCGCACATTGGTAGTTCACTTCGGCCTATCCTTCGATTTCAAAGCCTTCGCCATCGCCTCGGCGAACGTGTCGCCTTCCAGCACAACAGCTTCTTTCGATAGCCACCGGTCCTTTTTGGGGCCGACGTTGGCAACTATTATCTTTGCCGCTCCGAGGTCAACTTTATTCTTTCTTTTCTCGCCTACAACAACCAGTTTTTCGACTTTCCGCTTAGCGCATTCGATCTTAATCGCACGCCGTATCGTGGCTATAGTGTCCTTTTTCCCGAATTTGAGCTTCAAGTGCTTCTTTGCCCATTCGAGATAATCCGGCTTATTCCAACCGGCAGGCGGCGGCTTCGGCCCGACTATCCTGACCTCGAGCGTCTTTTCTCGCACGGGCATAGTTGCCATACTGATGATGTTGAGTTTTACCTTACCC